AATGCCATGGCCGCGCGGCTCAATGAATTGGCGATGCGTTCGCACACCTCCGCGCTGGAACGCCATGCGCTCGCCGAAAAAGTGCGAGCGTGCGACGACGAAGTCTCCGCCGCGGTCGCCGATCTCGGCAAGCTTGAGCAGGCGATGGCCCAGCAATACGAAAATATCGCAGCCGATATGAAAGCCAATCGGCAGATTTCGGCGACGATCGCCAACGCCCGCCTGTCGGTCGCGGCACGGCCGGCGCCCGTCGCCGAACCGATGTCGAGCGGGTTTGCCGCTGTGGCGCGCGCCGCGGCCACGAGTTGGCGCCGCTAACCGTCCGACTTTCTCGCCTTCCGATTCACCAGGAGAATACCATGGCAAAGTCCGTCACTAATCCCGACCCGCTCGCCGCGCTTGAGGCTCGGCTTGCGGCCTGTGAGGCCAGGCTCGACGTGGCAGAGAGACAGATTCGCCACCTTCCCGACCCCGACGCACCGCGGCCTGTGAAACAATTCTTCGCGCTGCCGCCGCAGCCGGCATCGCCAACGCCTCCGCCGGCCGATGCATCGAATTTCAAGGGCAAGGTCTACTACGGCAACAGCGGGCGCGCCCAGGGCTGACCGACGCTGCCCGGAAGCCGCCCCCGTTTTGGGAATAGATAGAGCTGACGGCGCCGCAAGTTGCCGACATGCCTTGTGGCACCGTCCTGGTGGCGGCGCGATCTAACCAATCGCGCCGCCACCGACTTTTTGAGTTGCATTCTTTGGGGTGAATCGAATGAGCGGCCAAATCCTTGAAGCGGAATTACGCATCGTTGGGTCCGACAAAACCGGCCCGGCCTTTGCCGGCGTGCTCAAGCATGCGCAAGAGTTGAAATCGCAGATCGCCGGCTTGAACAACATGCGCATCGGCGGCGCCGATTTCCAGGCCGCCGCCAAATCCGCGCAGCTGGCCGCCGCCGGCGTGCGCAACCTGCGTGTCGCCGAGCAGGAGGTTGCCCGCAGCGTCGCACTCGGCAATGCCGCGATGGAGACTCGTGTCGGCCTAATCGGCCGCATGCAGCAGCGCATGCAGGGTTTGGCGCAGATGGGCGGCATGGGTTGGATGATCGGCGGCATTGCCTCCGGCCGGCTCGCCCGCAGCGTCGCTCGGGACACCGGAGAATTCGAGCACCAGCGCGCGATGTTGGCCGTCACCAGCGGCATGTCGCCGGCGGAGGTTGACCGGGCCGAGCGCGCCGCCATGGCCGCGCGCGTGCCGACGATGAGCGCCGCCGACAATCTCAAGGCCATCGGCGAGCTGCGCATGGTGTTCGGCTCGACCGAGCACGCCTTGCAGAACTTCACCGCCGTACAGCGTGCCGCCGCCATGATGAAGGCGGTCAACCCGCAGATGGAAGGTGCGGACGGCGAAGCCTACCAGATGGCGCGCGCCCTTGAGATCAAGGGCGTCTCGCAGGACCCGACGCACTTCAATCGCCTCGCCAACATGATGGTGCAGGCGGTCAACGCCTCGCGCGGCAAGGTGACCGGCTCGGAATTTTTCGCCTTCACGCAATATGCCCGCGGCGCCGCGCTGCGACTGAGCGACGACTTCTATACGCGCGTCGCGCCGACGCTGATCCAGGAAATGACCGGGCATTCCGCCGGCCGCGCCATCTCCGCACTGAGCCAGCAGCTCGTCGGCGGCAAGATGACCAACAAGGCCGCCGAGGAATGGGTCAAGCTCGGCCTTATCAACAAGGGCGCGGTGATCTCGACCAAGACCGGCGCGGTCAAGGGCGTGCGCCCCGGCGGCCTGGTCGATAGCGCGATGCTGCAGGAGGACCCCTACGCCTGGATTCAGAAATACCTCAAGCCGGCACTGGCCAAGAAAGGCATTACCGATCCGAACAAGGTCGGCGAGGAATTGGCGCATCTGTTCAGCAATCAATATGCCACGCAGATCGCACAGATCCTGCTCACGCAGGCGCAGCGAATTGAAAAGGACTGGAAACTGATCGGCGACGCGCCTGGCACCGACGCGGTGTATAAGATGCGCACGCACGATACTACTACTGCGTTCGCCGACCTCAACGCCGGCATTCGTACGATGCTCGGCGCGCTCGGCTCGCCGCTCGCCGGTGAGGCGATTTGGGCGATGAACAAGTTGGCCGACGGTGCGCGCGGCATGGCAAGCGCCTCCGCCGCGCTGAAACGTTCAATGCCGGTTACGTCCGCATTCCTCACCGCAGGCGGCGGCGCTGGCCTTGCGGCCGTGAGCGTCATGGGGTTACGCGCCGGTTTTGGCATGCTCACCGGCTCAACGGCGCTGAAAGGCTCGGCACTGGCGCTGAATTCTTCCGCTGCCGCGCTCGACGCTGCCGCTGCGCGGCTTGGCGGCGGCAGCGCTTTGAAAGATGTCGCCAAAGCCGTCGTCGGCGGGACTGTTATCGGCGGCGCCATTGTCGGCGGCGCCGTTGTCGCCACGCTGGCCACCGGCGGTGCCGCGCAAACTGAAGTCATGAATAACTACCCGACGTATTTCGACACCGATAACCCTTACGCGACGGACATGGCACATCCGTATCGCTACCGCACGCAGATCGGCGCCGAGCATTTGACCGGTATCAACCGCCTTCCGATCACGCTGGAGGACATTCGCGCGCTGCGCGAAGGCGGAGTCGAGCCGGCCAAGGCCGAGCTGAGCGGGAACGCCAATATCTCCGTCAAGGTCACGGCCGGCGATGGCTTCCGCGCCGAGATCGAAAGCGTCGTGAATGATGTCCTGAAATATTTGCACATCAACGGCGTGGCGCCGACGGGGACTACCGGATCGGTCGGATCGTCGATGCCGGAGGTGAACCCCGCCGGCCGCCACTGGTGATCCCATGCCAAAGAAATTAGGAATACTCGAGCGGCTGGCCGACATAGAGGCGCGGGACGATATTTTTCTCGCGATGATGCGCGATCAGACCGCGCGCCAGCAGGCCACCGAGCACGTCGTCGAACTCATCGCGGCGGCGATGCTCACCGCCATGTCGCCGGATCAGCGCCGAGACATTCTGAATGATCTTTTCGCCGCGCGCGCCGAGGCGAGCGAAAAGCTCAGCGCGGACGCGCTCGGCGGCGGCGAGGCCGCGTACGCCGCCGAGCTAGAAGTGCAGACGAAAATTCACCTCGCCCGCCTTCTTCGGCAAATGGCAGCGTTCACGGCGGCAAGCTCGGTTGGCGTGGTCAAAAGCTGAAAACTGCGCCGCCGACCGGCGCCAAGGCTGGCGCGGCGGGGACAATTATCCATCGATGGCATCATCGATCCGTAAGCCAAGCTAAACGCGGCGGCGAGCCGGTTGCTGGCGCACTTCACCTCGCATGACTGGAGGCCACCATGGCAACAATCGCGACTAAGCGCGCGGCGAAACTGCATCCTTCGTCGTCCAAGCGCGCGTCTACGTTGTTAGACCACGGCCCCCGCACCCCCCTTGCGCGGCGACCCCTATGGTATCGGCCGAAGGAGGAAAGCAGCAGGCTTATGAAAGTCCACATCGAGGCTTTTGTTCATGAAACATGCAGACGGGGCAAGAGGCTTACGGAATCTGCCGGTGCGCTTCGTCATGCATACTTGAAGTGGTGCCGACGGCACGCCATTGTTCCGATGAGCCAAAATAGGCTCGGCAGAACTCTCACGAATTGTGGGCACGTCCGCGGTCGCTGCAATGGCGGCAAGCTGCGCGTCTGGCGAGGCCTGCGGCTGCTGCCATCCAATGACGCAAAGACGTATGGGTGACGCGTCTATTTTTCATACGTCATGGCAAAAAGCAAAGAAGCTTCCAAGGCTTAAGCGGAGGTATGACGCAATGACGCATGATTTCTTCGCGCGTACATAAGCGAACGGGGTTCGGGGTAGGAAAAACTTTTTCTCGCATATAGAAAACTAGAATGATGCGTCATTGCGTCATCACGTCTTTTAACTCTCTGACATCTCAACATAATATCGAATGACGCATGGTTTTTGCACGCGTCATCAACGCGTCATTGCGTCATCGGCCGTGTGGGGTGGGTATGATTGAGCAACCAATCGACGCTGTGTGCTTAGCTGTCTGGATTTCGGATATGCGTGCTCAGATCGAACGTATCGAGCAATCAAAGCTGATGCGCCGAAACCAATATGAAGGCGTTCGTCTGGCCGGCTCCCGGCCTACCGACAGAGGCATCGCGACGGAAACGCCGCGCTCAAGCATTTCGGTGGCCGCGAGACGCGGGCCGGCGTGACGCCGGCGCCGCTGGGTGATTCGGAATTAGCCGCCCTCTTCACGCATAAACTTGTGCAGGCGCATTCCACGACGGCGGTCCAGTTCGGCTTGTTTCAGTGGCAGGCCAACGAGGTCGGCAAAGTGATCGTGCGCCGTCGTGACGCCTGGACGTTGTAGCAGCGGCGCCCGGATGGTGCGAATGGGAGAGGCGGCCCTATGAGCGAAATGATTTTCGACATCAATATCGATGCTGAGGCAATTGCACGCATCGAGGCGACGATGCGCGCCGGCGCCAACCGCACGTCGGACGCGATCCGGCGCGCGATCAATCGTTCCGGCGACATGGCGCGCACCCAGGTTGTGAAGACGCTCGTCAAACAAACCGGTCTCAAATATGGCACGATCCATCGCGCGGTGGTGCCGACGCGGGCGAACTACGGCAGCTTGATTTACAAATTGCGTGCGGTCGGCGGGAATGTCTCGCTCAAGTATTTTGGCGCTCGCGAAACGCGCGCCGGAGTGACCGCGGCGCCATGGGGCGTCAGGCATCTCTACGCCGGTGCGTTTATCTCGGGTGGTCAATTCCCCAACCGTGTGCCGATTAAGGGTCTCTACGGCCACGTCTTCCAGCGTGCCGGTGGATCGAGGCTGCCGATTGAGAAGCTGAAGTCGGGAGTGTTTATTCCGAAAGAGATGGACGAAGGCGACTCGGCGGCGGCCTTTATGGGGACGGTCAAGGCTGTGCTGCCGCGGCGCGTCGAGCATGAGGTGGGTGTGATCTTCAAGGGGATAGTGCGGTAGCACCCTCACGGGTCCCTCCTGCCACCCCCACCTCGTGCGGGGCTTAGGCCGCCCGGCCTTTCGCCAGTTTTGCAGATAGAAAATCGGGGTTGACGCCATTGACGGACATGACAACGATGATTGTCGCGCCGCATGCGGCGGTCATGTGGACCGTCAAGCAGGTCGCCGAACGCGACCAGATCAGCAAGCAGGCGGTCTCCAAGCGCGCGCGGCGCTATGCGTATCAGCATGGCTTGATAGTCGAGCGCGATGCGCAGGACCGCATCGTCAAACTAAACGTTGTTCAATACGACCAGTTGCGTGGTCGATTCGGCGACCCTGCTCAGGTGCGGGCCAAGGCCGAGCCGAAAGCCGAACAGAAACCGCCGGCTGAGGACAGCCTCGACGAGGCGCGGCGCACGCAAGCGTGGCTCGATGCCGAGCGCAGTCGCCTCGCGCTCGATGAGGCCAAGGGCCGCGTAGTTTCCGTCGACGCGGTGCGCGCGGTGATCGCCGAGGCCGCAGAGATTGTTGCCAACATCATCGACCGATTGCCGAACGCCGCCGACGCGCTGGCGCCGGAAGTCGCCAAGACCGGAGCGCATGGCCTGCGCATCGGCCTGACGAAGGAAGCCCATCGTATGCGCGATGAAATTGCCAAGGCGCTCGCCGCCGCACTGGCACCGCCCGCAATATCGGAGAATGCCGCGCCGCCACTGACGGACTGAGCGCGCCAGATGCCCGCGTGATCGCTGCCGCTCCTGCGATGGATGGTGCGCCCAGCGCGCGCGCCGCATTCGGAAAGCTCTCACCCAAGACGCTCCTGCTCGGCGCAGCCGAGTTCGCCTTCGCCTCGTCACCCTGCGGCGTACCGAATCGGTGCGCCGTTTTTTTTGGAGACTTCACGATGTTCACTCGCATCCGCGCGTTCTTTTCCGGCCTGACAGAGTCCGCCAGTTACGGGGATCGAAATTCCACCTATTCGACCGCGTATCGCGGTGCTTCGCTAGCGCATCAGGAGACCTTCGCCTGGCGTCCGCCTTTCACCTCCGGCGATTCCGCAACGTTGTGGGAACGTCAGCTTACCGCGGCGCGCGCAGACGATCTGGTGCGCAACGATCCGCACGCCGTCGCCGGCGTCAATCGTCTGGTCGACATGCTGGTCGGCGCCGGCCTGCGCTTGTCGCCGTCGCCGAGCGCTCGCGCGCTCGGCCTCGATCCGGCTAATGGCGCGGATCGCGAATCGATCAAGCAACTGTCCGCGTCACTGAAAAGCGAATGGTCGCTGTTTGCCGAGGACCCGCGGCGCTTCAACGACGCGCAGCGGCGTATGTCGATGAACGGACAGTTCCGATTGATGGCCCGCACGATGGCTCGGCGCGGCGAGGCCACAGCGTTCCTGACGTGGCGGCGCGATGAGAACGCACGCTATGCCACATGCCTGCGCACTGTCGATCCCGACCGCCTGTGCAATCCGATGGGCCAGGCGGATACGATCCAGCTGCGCGGCGGCATCGAATTCGATGATCACGGCAGTCCTGTTGCCTATCACGTGCGCAACGGCCATCCGGCGGACTATTTCGCCTATGCGCAAACTCTGCAATGGGAGCGCATTCTGCGCTGCACATCCTGGGGTCGCCCGGTTTTCATCCACGCCTATGAGCCGGATCGCGAAGATCAGTCGCGAGCGATCTCGCCGTTCGCATCGCTGATGACGCGGCTGCGCATGATCGGCAAGTTTGCCGACACCGAGTTGGCCTCGGCCACGGTGAACGCTCTGTTCGCCGCCTTCGTCACCTCGAACATGCCGGTGGACCAGGCGACGCAGGCCTTCACGCCGTCGCAGATGACCTATGCCGACAAGCGTATGGATTATTATACGGCGGCGCCGCCGACCTTGAACGGCGTGCGCATTCCGGTGCTGCCGGTCGGCGATGAGATCAAGATCAATTCGAGCCCGCGCCAATCGACTGCTTTTGTTAACTTTCAGTCCGCTTTTCTGCAATCCATCGCGTCGGCGCTCGGTATTTCTTACGAGCAATTGACCATGGACTGGTCGAAGACCAATTATTCGTCGGCGCGCGCCGCCTTGAACGAGGTGTGGCGCCATACTCAAACCGCGCTCGCGACTTTCGTCGAGCAGGTGGTGACGCCGATCTATTACGCCCAGGTTGAGGAGGCTTTCGACCGCGGCTATGTGGTGGCGCCGAAGGGCGCGCCGGATTTCTGGGATGCGCCCGGTGCCTATCTCAACGCCCGCTGGATCGGCCCGGCGCGCGGCTATGTCGATCCGACCAAGGAAGCCGAGGCCGCAGGTTTGCGCATGGCTAATTTCACGTCGACCCTCGAACAGGAAGCTGCGGATTGCGGCCGGGATTATGAGGAGGTGCTCGATCAGGTCGCTGTCGAGGAGGCGGCGCTTAAGGCGCGCGGCCTCACGCGCATTATCGCCGCGCCCGGCCGCATTGCCAACGATCCGAACGATGCCGACGGCAACACGTCGCCCGCTGCGCCGCCCGAGGAGAAAACCGCATGAGCACGTGCGACAAGGCGCTCTCTGCCGGCGCCGGCGCCGGCGACGGTGCGAAGGCGATGGCGAAGGCCTTTGCCGAGGGCTTCGCCGCCGGAAGCGCAGCCGAGCGCGAGCGCATTAAGGCCATTCTCGTCGGCGCGCACGCAACCGGCCGCGAGGCGATGGCACGGTTTTTCGTATTCGAGACGGACGTTTTTGCCGAGGACGCGATCTCCATGCTGGGAGCGGCGCGCGTCGGCGTGGTGCCCCGCAGCAACATTCTACGTTTTGCAAACGACTGCGGCGCAAAGGTACGGCGTGATTTTCGACGACTGGGCCTGAGCTACCACACCGATGCTGAAACAATCCAACGTCAAAAGCACCCTCCTGCTGATCGGCGCCGACAAGGGCGGCGTCGGCAAGACCATGCTGGCGTGCCTGCGCGACGAAATCGCCAAGGCGCTGGGCGCCGCCCCGCTGCCGCCCGCAAACCCGAATGATGCCGCGCCGCCAACGACGGAGTGAGCGCGCACACTGTAATCCGCTTCGGCGCCGCCTGACGGCGCGGCGGAGAATCCCCGCAACCCTATCCAATCGGAGATCGCATCCATGGTAATGCCCGTCCGGATCATCATGCAGCCCAAATTGCAGAGCGCCGTCCTTAAGTGGTGGGCGGACGAGGACTTTAATTTCGAGCAGGACACGCTGCTCGCCGGCTCCGGTTCCGACCTTTCGGTGGACATCGGCACCGTGCTCGGCAAGATTTCCGCCGGCGCCCAGACCGTCACCAAGACCGACATCGGGTCTAGCCGCGGCGCCATCACGCTCGCCTCGCCGGCGGCCACGACCACGGCGCCGGCCGGCGATTACGAGATCGTCGGCGTCGCCGCCGCCACCAATGCCGGCACCTTTGAGGTCTATCGGCCCGATGGCACGCTCGACGGCGTCGGCACCGTGGCCGTCGCCTATGCCGGCACCGTGAAGTTCACGCTGGCCGACGGTGCCACCGATCTGGCGCCCGGCGACACCGCCAAGGTGACGGTCGCCTATGCCGCCGGCTCCGGCAAGGTGGTGCCGCTCAACTATGCGGCGGTCGACGGATCGCAGAATGTCTACGGCGTCTCGGTGCGGCCATCGACTGCGCCGAACGGCGTCGATGCGCAGATCGTCACGCTGCCGCGCGGTCCCGCCGTGCTCATCGACAGCGGCCTGATCTGGCCCTCCGGCGCCACCTCCGATCAGATCGCCGCCGGCACTGCTGCGCTTGCCGCGCTCGGTATCCTCGTCCGCGCCGCCGACTGATCTCACCTCTCGATTAATTCCCGCCGCGCCTCACGGCGCGGCGGCTCCCGTTTCCTCGGCGGTGTGCTGCGCGGCCTCGTCGGCTCCTGGTATGAGCGCTCGGCCGCCGAGCTCGATGGCATCGGCCTGAAAAACATCGTGGCGTGAACGCCGCCCCTTCGGTGCCACGCCTTCGATCGCTCAATCGCCCCACCTTCATTAACGACTCGCTTTGGTCACTCCATGACTGAACACATATGCCAACCACGCCCAGCGCGGCCCAATGTGCTGCCGGCAAACTGCCCGCCGCGCGGGCTCTCGCGTGTCGAGGCGGCGGCGTATATCGGTGTCTCTCCATCCCTATTTGACTCTCTGGTCAAGGACGGCAGAATGCCCACGCCAAAGCGGATAAACAACAGGACAATATGGGACCGGAAGCGCCTTGACGAAAGGTTCGACGCGCTGGACGATGGCGGAAACAACCCGTGGGACTAAGGCGATCGGCTTCCATGAAGATACGGCTTAGATATCTCAGCGAGGATATCGATCGCTACGGCAATGTGCGCTGCTACGTGCGCTTGCCTGGCCGGCCCAAGGTGCGGCTGCGCAGCATGCCTGGCACTGAGGACTTTATGCGCGAATACCATGCTGCACTGGCCGCCAGCGAGACTTCGCCACGACAAACTCGAAGCGTGGCGCGCGGTTCGTTCCGCTATGTCTGCATTGCGTACTTTGGCAGTTCGGCGTTCACCCGGCTCGATCCAAGCACGCAATCCTGGCAACGCCGCGCACTCGATAGAATTTGCGAACAGAACGGCGATAAGCCTGTTGCGATGCTGCAGCAGAAACATGTTCGCAAGCTGCGCGATGAGTTGATGGATACGCCCGGCGCGGCCAAGCATCGTCTTAAGGCATTGCGTTCGCTCTTCCGTTGGGCAGTAGAGGACGATCACGCGCCACACGATCCGACGATGGGCGTCAAAATGATCGCCTACGTCACAAAGGGATTTCACTCTTGGAGCCTCGATGAGGTTCATCAATACGAAGAGCGGCATCCAATTGGTACTAAAGCGCGTCTTGCGTTCGCCATTCTGCTCTATACGTCATGGCGTCGGGAAGACGCCGTGCGGCTTGGACCGCAGCACGTCCGCGATGGCCGGATCAAATATCGTCAGGCTAAGAATGAACATCGCAGCCCGATTGACATGGATATTCCGCTGCATCCTGATCTTGCAGCAGCCATTGCTGCCGCGCCGCCGAGCCACTTGACGTTTCTCGTTACGGAGTACGGCAAGCCGCACACCGCCAACGGCTTCGGAAATGCCTTCAAGGATTGGTGCCGCCAGGCCAACCTCCCTCACTGTTCGGCGCATGGTCTGCGCAAGGCGACCGCTGCTCGCCTCGCCGAGCGCGGTGCGACGCCGCATGAAATCATGGCAATTACCGGCCACCGGACCCTGGAAGAGGTGGAGCGCTATACACGCGCCGCGCGGCAGGCGGGCCTTGCGGACTCAGCGATGGCCAAGCTCAAAGGATGAACGTTGGGTGTCCCACTTAGATCGCGAGTGGGACAAACCGGCCGAAAATTTCTGGTATATCAAGACCTAAATTTTATACTGGCGCTCCCTAGGGGACTCGAACCCCTGTTTTCGCCGTGAGAGGGCGACGTCCTGGGCCGCTAGACGAAGGGAGCTTGGGCCAGGGCGTTACGACTAACCCCGATCCTAGGCGCGCGCAAGCTCTGCCGGCAAGCTTCGCCATCAAGCATGGCCGGCAAGCTTGGCGCGTAAGCCCGGCCGCGATTTTTCATCGCCCGCTGCGCGGCGTTGCCCGCGCCGATGTGACGCCGTGATAAAGCTTGTCATTCCGGGGCGGAGGCTGAAAGCGGCCGAAGCCGGAAACCATAACCCGCAGCGCTGCGGAGTATGGATTCCGGGCCCGCACCTTCGGGGCGTCCCGGAATGACGGGTGGTGTGACATGACGCAAAACCTTCAAATCAATCCGCAGCGGCTGTGGGACACGCTGATGGACACCGCGCGCATCGGTGCGACCGACAAAGGCGGCATCCGCCGGCTGACGCTGACCGATCTCGACAAACAAGTGCGCGACTGGTTCAAGGCGCAGTGCGAGGCGCTCGGCCGCACCGTCATGATCGATGAAGTCGGCAACATGTTCGCGCTGCGCCCCGGCCGGCGCGCCGACCTGGCACCGATCGCGCTCGGCAGCCATCTCGACACCCAGCCGACCGGCGGAAAATTCGATGGCGTGCTCGGCGTGCTCGGCGGCCTGGAAGCGCTGCGCACGCTGCACGACCTCGGCTACGAGACCAATGCGCCGCTGGTTCTGGTCGATTGGACCAATGAGGAAGGCTCGCGCTTCGCTCCGGCCATGCTCGACTCCGGCGTGTTCGCCGGCGTGTTCGACCGCGCCTATGCCGATGCCCGCGAGGACCGGCAGGGCGTGCGCTTTGGCGGTGCGCTCGACGCCATCGGCTATCGCGGCAAGATTTCCGCCGGCGCGGTGAAATTCTCCGCCATGTTCGAGCTGCACATCGAGCAGGGTCCGATCCTGGAGGCCGAGCGCAAGACCATCGGCATCGTCGAGGGCGTGCAGGGCATGCGCTGGTACGACGTCATCGTCACCGGCAGCGAGGCGCATACCGGCTCGACGCCGATGCATCTGCGGCGCAATGCGCTCATCGGCGCTTCCCGCGTGGTGCAGGCGGTCGACGCCATCGCCAAGGCGCATGCCAATGCCGTCGGCACCGTCGGCCTCATGGAGGTGAAGCCTAATTCGCGCAACGTGATCCCGGGCGAAGTGTTCCTCACCGTCGACTTCCGCCATCCGCAGGAAGCCGTGCTGGAAACAATGGAAGCGGAGTTTGCGGCAGCCGTCGCTGCGATTGCCGGCGAGAGCAAGACCGGCATCGACTGGAAGCGCATCTGGCGGGCGGAGCCGGTCGTGTTCGACGCGGACTGCGTCGCCTGCGTGAAGGAGGCAGCCGCGGCGGCCGACCTGCCGGCGCGGGTGATGATCTCCGGGCCCGGGCATGATGCCGCCTATATCGCGCGCGTCGCGCCGACCGCGATGATCTTCGTGCCCTGCAAGGACGGCATCAGCCACAACGAGGCGGAATGCTCGACCTTCGAAGAATGCGCCGCCGGCGCGCAGGTGCTGCTCAACGCCGTGCTCGCCTATGACCGCAGGTTTGCCGGCTGA